CTGACAGTGTCCATGTGCTCTTTGTGTTCCCAAGCAAGACGAAGCAGATTGGCTTCACTGGTTACTTCAATAACTTCTTTCACTTCGTCCCATAGACCATTTGCTTTGGCCCATGCTTCAGCGGAAGCAACGTCAAATGAACGAGCAACACGGCGCTCACGCTTTAGTTCGTAAGAACCAACTTTCAACCACTGGTGTCCTTTATCATCGGCGTAGCCAAAGACAGTGACAGCCTCAGTCAATTGCTTTTTCATTTCGTTGTGGCGCTTCTCAAGAATTTCAATAGTCTCTTTGGACTTCTTGAATTCTTCTGCAAGGCGCTCCAGGTGCATCTCATCAAAGTTCTCAATGATTGATTCCTGTGGTTTCTCTCTCTTTACTGATGCCATGTTTATACCTCCGAGTTTGATAAGAAGTCAGACAGAGTACCAATAGTTAGTTCGTACTTTCCCTGACTGTCGTAGTTGCCATCAATAAAGGCTTCGTTGATACCACGTTTCTGTTGAAGCATTTCGTATTGCCTTTCCTCTATTGATCCCTTCATAACGAAGGATGCAACTGTAACATGGGGGTGTACTGAAGACAACCTGATAATGCGGGCTTCCCGTTGGTCTAGTTTTCCAGCGCTCCATGGCAGGTCATAGGAGATGAGATAGTTGGCATTTGGCAAGTCCACGCCGTACCCACCAGCATCTGAGGACAAGAACAGGCGAGTATGTGGATCGGTAGCGAACTGCTGTTTAGCGGCATCTCGCTCTTCGGCAGTCATACCACCCATGAACAGAACGCTGTTGGTTGTTGATGCCATAGCGTCTTGTATGAGTTTAAGGTTTCGTTTAAAGAATGAAAAAAGAACAACCTTGCTTGTGGTGTCACTATCCAGAATGTTCTTGATGTATTCCATAACTGACTCTAACTTTGGTGACTTTGCGGTCTCACTCAGCCAACCAAGTTTGATGATGTTATCTGCGTAAAGGCTTCCTGTGCTACCACCAGTGGTTCGGTAGTTGTGCGCAGACTCGTACACAAGCGATGGATTGTCACAGAGCATACGAAGAATGGTGAGGCGTGACATTATCTGCCCTTGTGCCTCACCACCCTTGTCTCCCCCGTTGTAATGAGACCACAAATCAAAACCACGTCCGTGTTGACTAATGGCGTTTTGTATCTCTTTTACAAGGTCTTTTGTAATTGCACGATAAGCAGTAGCACCAGCATTATCAAAGACAACTGGAATAAGTTGGTGAACAACTTTAGGTAATTGGTCAGCAATGTCGGCACGAGTTTTACGCACCATTACCTCAGTCAGGCTTTCCTGCAAACTCTTTAAGTTGCGGTACCGAACTGGTTTACCAAAGTGGTCACGTTGAATAAAGGTGCGGTCAAAGATGTCAAAACGACCTAACACTGTTTTGTCTACAAATTCCATAATAGAAAACAATTCTTCTGGCTTGTTCTCAATAGGCTGACCTGTCAGAGCAAAGCGGTAGTGGCATTTAGAACCAAGTCGCTTAAGTAGCCTTGAGCGCTTTGCCTTTGGTGATTTAATAATGGTGGCTTCGTCAATGACCATGGCGTCACAGTTAAGAGCCAGGTATTCCTTTTCATCGTTGACCAACATCTCTGGATTAACAATGACGTACCTGCACATCCTTGCCATGCGCCATAAGTTTGCACGGGCAGTCTTAGATCCGTCAATAACAATTGCTTTAGAGTCTGTGAACTTCTTAATCTCACGAAGCCATTGAAACTTTAAAGATGAAGGAACAACAATTGCTACACGGTCAATCTCTTTGTTATCAAACAGGTTCTCTAGTGTGGACAGAGTCGTTGGTGTTTTACCAGCGCCCATCACCATGGCAAGAAGCATCTGACCACGATCAGTCATGCGCTCCATTGCTTCTTGTTGAAATGGATAGAGGGTACCTTTAAAGGTCACGTCATCCACCAAGGTAAAACAGAGGCGTTAGTAACGGCGTAGTCAACTTCTTCGTCCGTCATGTCGCCAATGTCTTTTGCGTCTGTCTTTGAGTAGTCCAACCAAAAGATACCACTACGGAATCGGGGAAGTGTCTTAAGCAAAGTCTTTGCTGACTCCGTGCCTGCTTTATCGTTATCCATCGCAACGATGACACGGTCTGCGGCTGTTGCCAGGATGTTTAATTGTTCTTTGCTTACATGAGCGCCGAACGTGGCGAGTGCTTGCATACCCCCGAATGATGATGCAAACCTCACCACGTCCAGCGGTGATTCAACAAGTATCGCAGTGCGTGACTGAAACCGTTCAATACCAAACAAGGTGTTGCTCTTCTTAACACCTGTTGGTTCGTTGTTGAAGTAATTCGGACCTTTTTCTTGCCAACCCAATAGTTCGCCTAGAGGTGAGACAATTGGAATAACCCATGCATGTTTACGCACGTTCCACTTAATACCGTGCGCTAAAGCGACATCAGGATCAAGGTTGCGCTTAACAATCTCGTGAAGTGGTGGGTTCTCGTACTTGGAGTAAGACACCCAGTCCACTTCAGGCTTGTACTCCACACGGTCTGGTGCCGTGAGTTTATTAATACCCGTCTCAATCAACAGTTTGTTTACAGCCGACACACTGTCTGGGTCACCAGTGAGTTCAGACACCAATGATGCAAGGGTGCCCTTTCCGCCACATGAGTGACAAATCCATAGACCTGTCTCTGCGTTCATAGACCATGATGGTGAACCATCTGCACGACCTGTGCGCTTCTCGTGTACTGGACAACATCCTGAAATCTCTCGTCCGTTTGATCGGCGTACATCTACACCAAGTTCTAAAAGAACGCTGTGTAAATCAGTAGTACCAGTTGTCATTGTCGCCTGTGTCATCTTCATCTACCTCCGTGAAATTCATTGTGTCCCAATCCCATTTGATTCGTACTTCACCTTTCGGGGATGAGCGGGACAAAATTACTCTGATGATTGCTTGGTTGTCTACATCGGGGTCTGACTCTACGCCCAACACAAGGTCTGAGTCTTGTGCAAAAGATGAGGTGTACCCGATTGCTTCCGCAGTAATCTGACGTGACTTCTTGTTACCAAGTTTCCATGACAGTACTTGCGTTGTACCGATGATAGGGATATCAAAGCGCTGTGCCAACCTCTTAAGTGCCCGTGTGATATTTGTCAATGCTTGAGGTGAACCTTTTGGTTCTCCGTTCTCATCGTCCATCAAATACACACCGTCAACAATGAGTAAGCGTGGTCGGTGCTGTTGTACTTTTCCAGCAAGTGCACTTACAGTTGTCAATGAGTGTGCATCTTCAGTCATGACGAATGGTTGCATGTTCTTACGAAGGCTAAGTGCTTTACTTAACTTCTCCATGTCACTAGCCGTCAGGTCACCTCGGATAATTCGTGTATGCGGGATACCTGAAATGATGGCGTCATAACGAGCCGCTTGCTCTTCAATACTCATTTCAAATGAAACATACATTGGCGTGATGCCGTGGTTGTGAGCCGCATCCGCCATGATCAAGGTCATTAATGATTTACCTTTTTTCGCTTCACCAACGAATGTAACCAATTGCTGAGGCCGAAGACCAGCAGTGATCCGATCAAGACCCAAGAAGCCTGTCGGAATGCCACGAAGACCGTTCGGGGTGTTACGCATTTCTTCATACTTTGCTAACCGTCCTTCCCACGATTGCGTAAGGTCTACGTCTCGGAGACGTGCAACCTCTACTGATGCTTTTTGTAAACCTTCTGACAGTTTGTTGAACGCTTCTTCTGTCTCATTGTTGTTAAGCGCTGGTAGCGCTGAGGTAATTGCTTGCACCAAGTGCTGTTGTTTGTAAGCAATGTAAATCTCATCAATGAGCGCCTGGAATGGTTCGTTCTCAGCGTTAAGCAACCGAAGGTCGGCATACTCTTGTTTGAAAGCACGAGCCGTTGGGATGGTGCTGTACTCACGCCAGTAGTTAAGAATCCATAACCAAATGTCAGACCATTCACCACTCAAGTGTTCGGGACGTATACCTGCATCAATGATCTCGCTCAGGTCACCTGTTTGAATGACCTTGCTAATTAGGAGATGTTCAGTTGATGCCATTAGAGAACCCAAGCGCTTGTAGGAGGTGTGACTGTCGCACGAATACCAAGCACTGATGCCTGTTCTTTGTGTGGAACGAAGATTGTACGGATTGCTCTCTTAAATCGCAAGTCATATTCCAAATCTTCTACAGTTTTGTAATAAATCACAGGAACAGAAATATCTTTGCGAAATAAGAATTGTTCAATAGCAGGAACGGCATCAGGATGTAGAAACGTAAAAACTTCTGCTCCGATACCTAAACGGTTCGTTGTGTCGTACATGGCTTTCAAAGGCATGTCGTTTGGTTTCCACAACTCAATAACACGATCCCAGTTGTTGCGTGCTTGATACAAAGCCTTACCTAATGATTTAATACCAGCAGGTGGTGTGGCTAGTAGATCTTCAAAGACAACACCGAATCCAATGTAATCGTATGACTGAATGTCATTTCCCAACATTAGTCTCGTGTCCTGTAATCTTCGCCAGTTACACCAACTAAGAAACAGGATTGTTTAACAATGGAGTGGACTCGTGGACTATAGATTGCGGACAGTTTGTCGGGGATTATCTCTGTCGTAAAGATTGTTGGTAACTGCATTTCGTAGCGAGACTCAATCATGTTTGACACAGTCTTTGCCATGTACTCAGTTAAGCGGTCAGAGTTCAAGTTGTCAATCACAACGATGTCATACACACGGCGCATGTACTTAAGCAAGTTTGGATCCCCGTACATCTCTGGCAATTCACCATCGTTGTTACGTGAATCGTGAACCATCTCAGTAAAAATGTCATACGACAAAAACAAACCGCTCAATGCATTAGTGGAAATGATCTTGTTTAGTGCCGCAACTGCCATGTGTGTTTTACCAAGACCAGTCTTGCCATAGATGTACAAGCCCATTCCATCTTCCATGCGCTTGTCAACATTGGTTGCCCACTTCTCTACAGCGGATTGAAATGTTGGAGAACCTTGCTCGCTGTCGTAGTTATCAAACGAGCAGTTCTTATAACGAGGTGGAATGCGTAGGTTCTTCAACCGTTCTTCTACTGGACGATTACGCCAGTACTTATTGCTCTTCCACTCAGTCATGGTGTATTACTGCTCGTTTCTTTGGTGTGGGGCCTTGCATGCTACAGCCCTTAGTTGAGAAATGCATCACGTAATCTTCAGGGCGCATAAAATGAATACCGCAACCAAGACAACGTACTGCTAGAAGTTTTCTAGTCTCCGATGAGACGGGGGTCAATGGAGGTGGTGGTTGGTTCAACATCACTATGAGTCCTTTGCTGTTTTGCGTACTTATCTAAATTTGCTAGAAACGCTCTCCATGGTGCCACCTCTACTGGCAATGGTCGGCGTGTTATGTCTTTTACGAAGTCCAAGATCATCTCACGAATTTGATTGTTTGTAAAGCCACTATCAGTAAGTTTCTTAAACCCCTTCATCATGGCTGGACCGTTTACAGGAGCGGTGAGTCTTAGCGTGGTCTCGGCAGGAAGACTGTCACGGAAGAAGTACAACAGCGCTCCTCGGGTATCGGAACGCTTCTGCTTTGGCGCTGGTTCTTTCTTGTCGGGGTCTTCTCCTAGACCGAGTCCCCAGTCGTCAGATTGATGTTTCATCTATCAACCTCTGATCTATCTTTGTTGAGATTTTCCCTTTCTTGATATTTTTACTCTTGATAGTTACTCTTGATTGGGTGTCACCCGTGACACTACTAGTGGTGTCTCCCGTGACACTACCTAGTGTCTCCAGTGTCACTACTAGGGGTGTCTCCTGTGACACTAGTGGGTTGTTAAAATTGATGTAGTAACGGTTCGTGAGGTTCTTGTTTGACTTGGTTACACGGTGTTGTTTAACGATTAAACCAATCTCTTCTAGTCGCTTAATTGACCGCATAACTGTTCGGCGGTCACAGCCCATCTGCTCTGCAATGTGCTGGTAGGAGGTGGTCAACTCCTGGGTGTCTGGGTGGAGGTACTGAAGGAAATGGTTCAGTACAGCGTGCGAAATGTAGTCGGTTGCAATGTATGGCAAGACCCATCTCGGTACAGGTAAAAAAGGTCCACTTAGTCTGTTGTTTTTTGCCATCTCTTGTGCTCCTCAGGTTGTCATTTCTCGGGGCGCCCATGTTACACTCTCGCCATTGCTTTAGCACTACCTGATCGGGTGTTAAAGTGATTAAGTGTTAGAGGGAGGGCGACCTCCTCAGGGTTACAGAGCAAGGGTCTTTACCTCCTTTCTACCCTTGCCCGTGTTAACTGGCCCTCCCTCTAACCGCTACACTTATTTCATGGCATCTAAAAAAGAAGTATGGGATAAACCCAATCCAAAGAAGAAATCCAGCAAGTTGACTCCTGACCAAAAGTCAGAAGCAAAGGCTCGTGCAAAAGCCGCTGGTCGTCCGTACCCAAACCTTGTTGACAACATGGCTGTCAGTAAGAAAGGTAAAAAGTAATGGCTGAGAGTAAAAAAGATCCACGTCTAACACGTGCAGGTGTATCTGGCTTTAACAAACCAAAAGCAACACCAGACCATCCAACCAAATCACATGTTGTTGTGGCTAAGGTCGGAGAGCAAGTTAAGACCATCCGCTTTGGACAACAGGGCGTTAAAGGTTCACCTGATGGTTCTGACCGTAATAAATCCTTTAAGGCACGTCACGCTAAAAACATTTCTAAAGGAAAGATGTCCGCCGCTTATTGGGCTGACAAGGTGAAGTGGTAACTAAATAGTTGCACCGAAGCCAAACAACTGTTTGACTTCTTCCACATTTGCAGGACGGCTCATGATTACTCCGCTAGGGAATGTTGCCGTAAGCATGCACGTGTTGTAAGAACTAGTAATCGCTCGGTCATTCGTAGCGCTACTTACAACATGGAATGTACCTAGATCAATTGGTGGGAGGATATCTACTTCCTCCACTTCAGTGTCTTCAATGATTGGATCTGGCATTGGAACGTCATTGAGAATTGCGTCAACGATTTGTTCTTTAGTCAATGTTGTTCCAACCTGAATACCTTGTGACTTTGCAGTACGGCGAAGAACACCAATAGACATTGAAAGCATCTCTTCACGAGTAAACGCTTCTATTTCAACCTCTTCAGTTTGAACTGGCGTTGGTTTATCTTCAGGCGTGATGTCTACTGCAATAGGTACCAAACCATTTGTTAAATCAAGAATAGGTACGCCAGCATCAGCGGCATCAAAACAGATTTCTTCCATCTCAGGTACTAAGGAGTCATCCCAAAGAAGCAAAAGGGTTCCTTTAGTTTTTGACAGATATTGAATCATGTCTCTTGCTGGGTTTGCATCTAGTCGCTCAACTGAAGCCCTCTCAATGAACTCTGCAGGAGCCTTACCGTTGTGGGTGAGCATGAAATTAACTTCCATGTCAATCAGCCAGTTGATTACACGTGACTCTGACTCTGATGGTTTAGCACCACAGGTAACAACAAAATCGTTGTCTACACCTAGTTCATTAAGGGCATCCTCAATGATGTTCTTACTAGTTCTACCTGTTCCTAATACACCATACTTTTTCAGCATCGTTTTTATCCTTTTATTTGAGTGATTTTTTGTGTGCCATATCCCCTGTTAAGGTCAGTAACCGTAGCAATGAATGTGTAGCGCCTGCAAGTGTAGCGATACTTAGCCCAGCAACAACGTTCTCCACAGGGTTTTCTTCCACACCTATGGCAAAGGCAGCACCAATAGATATCAACACAGTCAATAGAATCTTGACCCATGGCATTGCTTCCCTTGGAGAAAGGGCATCAGCCAATTGGATTAATTTATATACGGCTAAGCCAGCAACAACATATGTCATAAAGTCTTTCCAGGAATCCAATCAAACATCACTTGATACTTAGGCTGTCCGCCTACAGTACCCAGCATTGTAACTGGAAGGATCTGGGGAAGCAAACGCTCAATGGCGTCTTGAGTTTTCTTTCGGTTTGTTGTATATGTGGAGTAAGACGCTTGGTCGGTCCCTGACCACAGGTAGTCAGAACTAAACCCTTGATACAAGAATCCTCCAAATACGGTGTCACCGTCAAAGAACTGACCGACCTTGTTTGGTTCTACCATCCATCGTGACAACGTAACAGATTGGTTAGCACTTAGTTTAAATAAAAACACAGGTCGTTTAGTACCAGAAGCACTTGATTCCATCTGGTATGCATACCGTCCTGCGACTCCTACAGGAACACTGGCACCAGCCGTATTAGCAGACCAATCAGACCATGATGCACCTGCTGACCAGTAACCACCATAGGTAATCTCTGGGGCTTCATCTAACTCAACAGACATATAATACGAACGGTCTGTTTCCATAGGTACGGTTGTTTTACACATAACGGCTACTTTTGTGGCGGTAGCGCCTGCCGTAATGGTAATACCTTCTGTTGGAAGGACACTTACAGATGCAGCGTTTTGTGAGTAAACATCCCATGTTGTACCTTTTGTACCTGCAAACCGAGGATCAGCAATTAAGTTTGAGCGTTCTGCGTGTACTGCAAATGTGTAATAAGGAGCAGAGGCTCCCGTAAATAATGTGACGTCACTACCTCCTACGGCAGTAATAAACGTTTCAGTAGTTTGCAATGTCCCTTTGTTTCTGCGGAGGTGCCCAATGTCGTGGAGTAACGCACGGGTTCTAGACACACCAATATCAGAAACGTTTAGTTCAAGACCTAGCATTGTTGCTAGTTCTTCAACAGCCTCTGCTTCTGCAAGTAGTGGGTCATATTGAACCATCATGGTGTCAATCAAGGTACGAGTACGATCCAGTTCAAATCCAAAAATGTCTATGAATCTTTGGAGTTGGTTGCTAGTCAAGATGTCTTGTTCACGATAATAAGTAGGGATTCGCTTCCACATATCGCCACGGGACCCGTAGTCCTTAGGAACAATGCTTTCAAGTTGCGCTAGTAACTGGTAGTAGTAAGTACCACTTTCACCTTCAGTATTAAAGTAAGCAAACAAAGAATAATAAGCCCACTTACCTGTCTCTGGTTCAAACGTTGTTTCAATTCCTTGGTTAGTCGTGATCTGGATTGGCTCTTGGTGTAAGTATGAGTTAGCCGTGCCTTGGTATATCAGTTTTCCATCAGTTACCGTCTGTGGATACCCTGTTTTTGAGTACACAATGGCTACGTTAACAATTCCAGATTCTCCTACACCAATATCTGCGATATCAGAAAATGCTTCAGTCAAAGTCCAATCAAGTAGCACAGCGTTGTATTCAATGGCGATTGCTTCAAATACTGACTCAGGAGACGTTGGGACTACTGCAACGATGTCCGTTGAACGGATAGCAGAGTCTTGATCAAGAGAAGATGCTCCAGCAGTTGTTTGTAAAGCGCTGGTACCTCTTACAAACGAACCAACACCAACGGTGTCACCAGAAACAATGGGGCGCCTAAGCCTAAAAGATTGACGTGCCATTTATCAGCCTCCTGAGGCGATGATGCCACCACTTGGGTTAATAGTAAACGTAGATGATGAGGCAATTGTTAGTAACGAAGTATCTGGTGCGATCACTCCAGTAAAACCACCACTACTATCAATCACGTTACTAGAGGTTGTAGTAAAGCGGGTAATAACAGCGTAGTCAACACCTTGAATATCTAATATTGTTCGGTAAACCGTTCCTAAAGAAACACGCCCACCAAAGTCCATGTTGTCAAAAGAGAACAACTCACGAACGGCTGCCACTACATTGTCGTTTACTGCTTCTTGAATGTACCCATCTTGTACTTGAACGTTTGCAACAAAGTTTACTTTTGTCAAACTGACAGAAGCACCAACGTTTGATGAAGCAAACACAATTTCTCTTGGTTCTAGGTAATCAATTATTTCTTGTCGTTTTTCAGTACTGAGGGCAAGTGTTAGTGCTGAACCATAATCTGATGGTTCTTCCAGAGCCAAAATCTGTACAACGTTACTACCGTCAACGTAAGCCGTTGAACGCATAATTCCAGGAATCCTCTTTACAATATCCTTGTAGTCCTGTAGGGATACAGCACGGTCTTGTGTTCTAAACGATGCAGGAATGTTTGCTTTTAGAGAAGCCATTGATTCAATGTCAACACCACCAGAAGCCACAACAGTGTTAGGAATAACACGAAGGCCATCAAGGGCTGGTTTATTTAAAACAGTAGTGCTCTCTAAAGTTGTGATTGCACCAACGGCTACGTTTCCAGCGGATCCACGGCTACGGCGATATTCAATAGTTATTGAAGAGTTAGTCGTAGGGATCTTTCCGTTAATACCGTTTCCAAAAGAAACAATAGTGTAGTTGTCCGCATCAATATCTACGGTGAATATCTTAGAACTACTTCCACCATCAATAATGCGTGCTGAGTAAGCGTATCTAACATCTGATTCATTAGAGCCTTCACCTACATTAACAACAAGGCTTCCTGTAACAACACCACTTTGGCGAAGGGTAATGCGTTGACCAGCCAAACCTGTAGCCGTGTATGTTTCAGTAAAGCGTTCACCTTCAGTAACTACAGCAGAGACAGTTGTTGTCTTTGGGTATGTAGCGTACGTAACGCCATCTGACACAATGTTGGCACTTGCTCCAGACACTGTTCCCACAAAAGCGATAGGAGTGTTTAGAGTAAACACAACACTAGAAGCAGTATCTACTAGTGGGGATGCTAGGAAACGAGTGTATTGCGGAATAAAAATAGGAGTTGAGTCTGTAGCCGTAGTTAAAGTGGCGTCTAAGCGTATAGTTGCGGTTGCTGGACGACGTCCCGTAGGAACATAATCTAATAAGTTTGCAATAGCCAAAACGCTTTCACGCTGTGTGGCTGTATTTAAAAAGGACTCACCAGCAGCACGGTCTACGTAGTAGTGAAGGACGTCCCCCATGTACGACCATAGGTCAACCATGACCATACCAAAGTCAGAAGATTCACGTGATGTCCACTCTGGTAGTTGCCTTGATGCACGTGCAAGCAAGTCTGTTTGGATAGCCGCATAATCACGACTTGTGTAATCAAAAGTTGTCATATCAAAGACTCCTCAGTAAGCCCGTTAGGCGTTGCTATCTTAAAAGAAAACACTCTGTTGCTAGACATAGCCATGCTGTATTGGACTTTAATCTCAATAACAACAGACGGGTCTTCGTCCACGTATGGGTTGTCAGAAGGTTGAATAAGCATATTGCTAATAGATGCCATAGTTAAATGTTTATTTAATTCCATTAATGCATCTGTTTTAAACTCTCCGTAAATCAAGTCGTCAACTGGTTCATATAGTAATTGTGTAGCCCCAGCGCCATACGTTGGGCGCATTACTCGTTCAAATTTAGAAGTTACCAAGACATCAATAATCTGTTGCTCTACGATACGTTCAGGGGTGTTGGTCTTAGCAACCCGTCCTGAACTATCAATTCTAAATGGTGTGTATATTGATGGCATATTTACCTAAATATTCCTAAAAAGAGGGCATCTATTTGAGATTGTAATACAGTTATTTGTGATTGAAGATCCGTCAATGAGGTGGCAGGATCAGGGGCTACCTGAAGCCAAAATACGTTGGTAAGGTTGGCATCGTCAGCAGTGACTACTATTTGTGAACCGATTGATGGAACAGGCCAGACTCCATTATACGCTGTCCGTCCTACATAGGAAATAGGCAGAACGCCATCCATACCAGCCAATACGGGAACCCGAACCTTTATCTCCCCAGTAGTGCTACTTGAGTAGACAACCGTCCCACGGTATACAGGAGAATCAAACATAGATGTCACCGTACGCCTTAGAAGATGCCCACTCCCTGTCAATCAGTGTCGGAGTTGGAGGATCAACATATGCAGCAACTGGGACAATCTCAGGGTTTTTACCGCTTGTTGAGTCCGTAGAAATTGTAAGTTCGGTCAAGAAATTTGATCTAGTTACAGTATGGCGTACTGATCGGACTAACCAATACCCGTCAAAGTTAGAATCATAATTGTCAATTTTTGCAATAGAGCCTGGAACAGGATCTGGAGTTCCTGTGATGACTACTTTAGCGTTGTATGGGTAGCGTGTGCGAACCGCTGAGTTTGCAAACTTATTTAACATTTCTAAAGAAGATACGTTAACATTCACAGTTGTTGTATACCGTGATGGTACCGCTTCACCTAAACGACTGTAGGTTGTGTCGTCTGTTGATGCTGTAATAACCCTACCTGAGGAATCTATACCTACATATTCAAATCTGCTTGAGTTACCGTCTGGAGTAACATCTCCAAAAGTTCCTGTGAATTCCAAAATACGACCTGGTACATACTCTAGATCTCCTGAAGCACCCCGCACAGTTACTAGTTCAACATATGGCAAGTTACGACCTAAGGCTTTGTATGGGTCATACACGTGGATATGCGTACCATTAGTAGTCAAGGAATATCCAAGAGACGCACAAGTCTCTTGAAGGAAAGCCCAATCAGACTGCTGGTTTTGTAACAGTCTTTTCCAAACAAAGTATTCTGCTGGTACAGAATACGAATAGTTATAAGCAGTTGCTAAAGATTCAACAATGTTTGGAAGTGTTGTGTTTTCCCAAACTTTATTCTTACTGTTGGACATGTCATAACTAGCGCCAAGACAAACGACAGTTGCAGACTGTACTGGGCTGTTATTAATTAATCCTTTTCTTGTGATCATCTCAGGTTCTACATAGGTAACGTACCCATAGAAAGTTGTGACCTGTGCTGGACTTAATGAAATAGATATGTAAACAGGGGTTCCAACGTAGTCAGTAATGGCTTTTGGCAATAGCCCAACAAACTCAATAGTTGCCATGTCATGTTTGTTCTCAGCAATATCAATTGTTACAGTCTGAATAGATGTGTAATCAACAGATACACCACTGAGCACCACAGAGACATCTGGGGAGTTAGGGAAACCACTTTTAAAAATCATGACGGGATTCTGAGGTAAGTGCCTACTGGAATCTCATTAGGGAATTTAACCTGAGGGTTAAGATTGGCAATACGCCAGTACTGTGTTGGGTCTCGGTAGATACGTGTAGCAATATTGTCAAAAGTATCACCAGACTTAGATACATAAGAAGTATATTCTTCTGATGATAGTTCTTTAGGAGTAGCAAGCAACGTAGAAGTACTTGGATCTTTATAAGTTGTGTAGCGTGATGAAGAATTAAGCGCCATTTTCTAACTCCGCTATCTGCTCATCCGTATACTTTTTACCACTCATAGAGTCTGCCATAAACCAAGTTTCCTGATACAACATTGATTGCTTCTCTGCTACACCTACCTGAGGTGCTGTAACACTTCCAGTAGAACTTTCTAACGTATAAAATACAGTGGCTTTAATTTTATATTTAGCATTAGGCGCTCTATCAAATGACGCAGACGTGCTATCTTTAGGGTTAGTTATTGGAAAGGTAATTGTGTCTCGTCCTTTTCCAACATCTGTCATGTTACATGTGCCATTAAACGTGCCTTCAAATGCTATTTGATTTTCACCATAAGCAAGATTAGGTGGAAGAATACCCGATGTTCTTCCTAAGTATGTCATGACAATATGAATATGGGGAGTGATTGTTCCCTTTTTTTCTTTTGCCCATGTTTTAGTAGACTCACTAAAGTTAACGGTTACTTTTAAGTTGGTAACGCCGTC